AAAATTACAGAGCCAACCTGCATCAGCTTTAGCGGTGGCCGCACAAGTGCCTACATGCTCTGGCAAGTTTTGCAAAATGGGGGGGGGGCAACTTCCATGCCAAGCCATTGTCTGTTTTGCCAACACTGGCAAGGAAGATGAGGCAACTTTGAGATTTGTCCAAGACTGCTCGGAACAATGGGATGTTGAAATTCATTGGGTTGAACGCCGGTTTGATGACGTTGGCTTTAAGCGTGTGACCTTTGAGACTGCCAGCAGAAACGGTGAACCGTTTGAAGAGCTGATTCGCAAGCGAAACTACTTGCCAAACCCAGTGGCAAGAATCTGCACCAGTGAACTCAAGATTCGGGCACAAAGCAAGTATCTTGCTTCACTTGACCACTTTGATGGTGAGAAATACTCAGCCATTGAAAACCTTTCATGGGTGGGCATCAGGGCCGACGAACAGCGCAGAGCAGCCAAGATTGCTGATAAGTCGCGCTTGCCCTTGTGGGCTGCTGGAGTCACCAAGGAAACCGTGGGCAATTTCTGGAAAGCACAGCCCTTTGATTTGGGCTTGCCAAACAACAATGGTGTGACCATGCACGGCAACTGTGATTTGTGCTTCTTAAAGCCTGCAGCCCAAGTCCTAGCACTGATTGCAGAAAAACCAGAGCGTGCAGTGTGGTGGGCAAAAATGGAGGCACTGGCACTGGCAAGCAAGCCAAGCGGTGCGGTCTTCCGATCTGACCGGCCTAGCTATGAACAAATGGCAAAGTTTGCAGCCGAGCAGCGCGACATGTTTGATGCTAATGAAGAAGGCATTGCTTGCTTTTGTGGGGACTAAATGAAACCTGAAGAAGCAGCCCAGACCATCAGGGACAAAGCCCCAGCCTACGGCGAAGCCAAGGCGCAGCGGGTCTACCTTGAAGAATTCCGCAAGTCAAAAAAAGCCCTGCTAATGAAAGACGCATTTAAGCTGGGCATCGAAGCCGCCAACGCCCAGGAGCGTGAAGCCTATGCCGACCCTGCTTACCACCAGCTCCTAAAAGGCCTGGCCCTAGCTATCGAGCAAGAGGAAACGCTAAAGTGGGAACTGGAGGCTGCAAGGCTTGAAATTGAGATTTGGCGTACAAGGGAAGCAACCAACAGACTGCAAGACAGGGCACACCAATGATTCCCAAACACCCCTATGTACGGAGCAAAAAGCTGCTCAAGCTAGTGGCAAGCCTAGACTGCCAGCATTGCGGCAGCGGTCACATGGTTCAAGCAGCGCACACAAACTGGGGCGGCGGCAAGGCCAGAGGCATCAAAGCTGACGACAACCTGGTGGCCGCACTTTGCCAGCCATGCCACTATGAAATCGACCAAGGTGCAAAGTTTTCCCGTGAAGCTAGACAGACAGCGTGGTTTGCAGCACACATTGCAACGGTCAAAAAGCTGGTCGATAGCGGACAGTGGCCTGTTGACATAGCTATACCAAACCCAGCACAATTACCTGGCTGACAAAGCAGTTGCCAATCTTTGGGGCTTCGGCCCCTTTTTTTTAAAGAAGCCATGAACCCAGCAGACAAGGTAGAAAAGTGGGCCATTGACAAGCTCATACCTTACGCACGCAATGCCAGAACGCACAGCGATGAGCAGATCAGCCAGCTCGCGGCAAGCATCAAAGAATGGGGCTGGACAACTCCTGTGCTGGTTGATGAGCAGGGCGGCATCATTGCCGGTCATGGCCGCACACTGGCCGCACAGCGCCTCCAAATGACCGAGGTTCCTGTCATAGTGGCTAGGGGCTGGTCAGAGGCCAAGAAACGGGCCTACGTGCTGGCTGACAACAAGCTAGCCATGAATGCTGGGTGGGACAATGAGATGCTGGCGCTGGAGCTGGGTGAGATTGGTGAACTTGGATTTGACCTTGACCTGACTGGGTTCACAGCCGAGGAGATTGCGGCGCTGATGCCAGAGCAGATTGAACCTGGCTTGACCGACCCGGACGATGCGCCGGCAGTCCAAGAAAACGCAACCACAGTGCCCGGTGATGTTTGGATCATGGGAAAGCACCGCCTGCTGTGCGGTGACTCAACCAGCGTCAGCGACCTGGAAAAGCTCACCGATGGCCAGCTTGTCGACATGTGGCTGACCGACCCGCCTTACAACGTGGCTGTGCAAGGTGGAAATCATGGAGACCCAGAGCGTAAAAATGGTCTCAAGATCATGAATGACAAAATGCCAGACGAAGAATTTCGTCAGTTCTTGCGAGATGCTTACGTTTCAGCAGACACAGTCATGAAGCCTGGCGCGGTGTTTTATATCTGGCACGCAGACAGCGAGGGATACAACTTCCGAGGCGCAGCTAAGGACGCTGGCTGGGTTGTTCGACAGTGCCTGATCTGGAAGAAGTCCAGCATTGTCATGGGCCGACAAGATTACCACTGGAAACACGAACCATGTTTGTATGGCTGGAAGGAAGGCGCTGGCCACCTCTGGGCCACCGACCGGAAGCAGACCACCATTCTGGAGTTTGATCGGCCAACTCGCAACGGTGAACACCCAACCATGAAGCCGGTGGCTTTGTTTGAGTATCAGCTGCTCAACAACACAAAGGGCGGCGATATTGTTTTGGATTCCTTTGGCGGCTCGGGAACAACACTGATCGCTGCTGAAAAGAACGGTCGCATTGCACGCATCATGGAGCTTGATCCTAAATACTGCGATGTCATCATCAAGCGCTGGCAGGACTTCACAGGCAAAATAGCAACACACGCAGAAACCGGACAACCTTTCGCGGAGGTTAAAAATGACAAGCAAGAAACAAGCCACTGAAGAAAAACCAACTCAAACAAAAGGGAAGAAGGGTGGCGCACGCTATCCGAACGGTGGTGGAGCGCAACCAGGCGCTGGCCGACCAGCCTTTGAGCCAACTGCAGCCGAGCGCAAACAGGTCGAAGCCCTGTCTGGCTACGGCCTGCCAATCGAGCAGATCGCAGTGCTGGTGCGTGATGGCATTCACATTGACACCCTCCGTGCCCACTTCGCTACCGAGCTTGTCTCAGGCAAGGCCAAGGCCAACGGTCAGGTCGGGAAAACCCTGTTCCAGAAGGTCATGGCTGGCGACACGACTGCGGCGATCTGGTGGAGCAAGACCCAGATGCGCTGGGCCGAGACCCAGAAGCATGAGGTGACTGGCGCTGATGGCGCACCCTTGGAGTTCAGGGAAATTAAGCGGGTGATCGTCAAGGCATGAGTGTCCTGCAGCTCCAGACCCCAGAATGGGCACTGCCCCTGCTGGAGCCAAGCCGCTATAAAGGCGCATGGGGTGGCCGAGGCTCTGGTAAGTCCCATATGTTTGCCGAGCTGATGATTGAGGCGCACATCATGAATCAAAAGCGGCGTTCGGTTTGCGTGCGTGAGATTCAGAAGTCGCTGAATCAATCCGTCAAGCGGCTGCTGGAGACCAAGATTGAGGCAATGAACGCCGGGGCTTACTTTGAAGTCCAAGATGCGGTCATCAAGTCTCGCAAGGCTGATGGAGCGATTATCTTCCAGGGTATGCAGAACCACACTGCCGACTCGATCAAGTCGCTGGAGGGTTACGACTGCGCCTGGGTGGAGGAAGCACAAAGCCTGAGTCAGTCCAGCCTTGACCTGTTGCGGCCAACAATCCGCAAGCCTGGCTCAGAACTTTGGTTCACCTGGAACCCGCGCCAGCAGTCAGACCCTGTGGATTTCCTGTTGAGAGGCCCAGAGCCGCCTGCGGATGCCAAGGTCATTAAGGTGAACTTTGGGGAAAACCCTTGGTTTCCGCAAGTCCTAAAAGATGAGATGGAATACGACAAGCGGCGTGATCCTGACAAATACCAGCATGTTTGGATGGGCCAGTACCTGCGGAACAGCAGCAGCCGAGTGTTTAAGAACTGGCGCATTGAAGACTTTGAAGCACCGCCAGAGGCCATTCACCGCCTCGGAGCAGACTGGGGCTTTTCCATTGACCCGACAGTCTTGGTGCGTTGTCACATCATTGGCCGCACTCTGTACATCGATTATGAGGCTTACATGGTGGGCTGCGAGATCATCAACACGCCAGAACTGTTTATGCAAGTGCCCGAGGCTGAACGCTGGCCCATCGTGGCAGATTCAGCCAGGCCAGAGACCATTTCCCACATGAAGCGGAACGGCTTTCCCAAGATCATGACTGCCGTCAAAGGGCCAAAGTCAGTCGAGGAGGGCATCGAGTTTTTGAAGAATTACGACATCGTGGTTCACCCGCGCTGTATACACACCATAGACGAACTGAGCCTTTACAGTTACAAGTCCGATCCGCTGACAGGTAGAATTCTGCCCGTGCTGGAGGACAAGAAGAACCACGTTATCGATGCTTTGAGGTATGCCTGCGAGGGTGTCAGGCGTGCAGCAGTGACCAAGACGCTCAACTTCACGCCATTGCCGACCATAAATAAATGGTAGAAAATCGGTCAACTAAGGACTTTTATGGCAAGAATCTCAAACGATCAGCGGCTATCTAATCTGCACAGCGAAGCCCTGCGCCAGTTCAACGACATTCAAACTGCGCTGCGGGATGAGCGCCTGCAGTGCCTGCAAGACAGGCGGTTTTACTCTTTGTGCGGTGCGCAATGGGAAGGCCCACTCTGGGATCAGTACGAGAACAAACCCAAGTTTGAGGTCAACAAGATCATGTTGGCGGTCATTCGCATCGTCAACGAATACCGCAATAACCGCATTACAGTCGAGTACGTGTCAAAAGATGGCACAGACAACTCAAAGCTGGCAGAGGTCTGTGATGGTCTTTACCGCGCTGATGAGCAAGCATCGGTGGCTGATGAGGCCTACGACAACGCCTTTGAAGAAGCAGTGGGCGGCGGCATTGGAGCCTGGAGGCTGCGGACGGTCTACGAAGATGAGGAGAACGACGAGGATGACCGCCAGCGGATCCGCATGGAGCCAATCTTTGATGCTGACAGCTCCGTGTTTTTTGATCTGAACGCCAAGCGCCAGGATAAGTCGGATGCCAAGTATGCCTTCGTGGTCACAAGCATGACCCGCGAAAGCTACAAGGAAACCTACAACGATGACCCAACGGACTGGCCGAAGATCATCCACCAATATGAATTTGATTGGGCAACGCCTGATGTCGTGTTCGTGGCTGAATACTACAAGGTCGAGGAAAAGACCGAGACCATCCGCATCTTTGAGGCCATCGACGGAACTGAGGAGCGCTACACCGCCAGGGACTTCGAAAACGACGAGACCCTAGAGGAAACCTTGATGGCTATCGGCACACGCGAGGTGCGCCAAAAACGTGTCAAGCGTATGCGGGTTCGGAAATACATCATGTCTGGCGGCAGGGTGCTGGAGGACGCTGGCTACATTGCAGGCAAGTGCATCCCTATCGTCGTTGTCTACGGCAAGCGCTGGTTTGTGGACAACATCGAGAGGTGCATGGGTGCGGTGCGTCTGGCGAAAGATGCCCAGCGCCTGAAGAACATGCAGCTTTCAAAGCTGGGTGAGATCAGCGCACTGTCCAGCATCGAGAAGCCGATCATGACCCCCGAGCAGGTTGCTGGGCATCAGCTCATGTGGGCCGAGGACAATCTACGTGATTACCCGTACCTGCTGATTAACCCGATCACTGGGCCTGATGGCAACACCCAGGCGGCTGGGCCACTGGCCTACACCAAGTCGGCTGCAATCCCTCCAGCAATGGCTGCACTGTTGCAGATCACTGAGCAGGATATGCAAGACATCCTAGGCAACCCACAGGGTGCTGACAAGATTGTGTCTGGCGTGTCTGGCAAGGCCGTGGAGATGATTCAAACCCGTGTGGACATGCAGACATATATCTACATGTCCAACTTCGCCAAAGGCATGAAACGCTGCGGGGAAATCTGGCTATCGATGGCAAAAGAGATTTACATCGAAGGCGAGCGCAAGATGAAAACCATTGCGCCCACTGGCGAGTCCAGCGTGGTCGAGCTGATGCGGCCAATGATTGACCCTGAAACGGGTGCGATGGTCACTGAGAACGATCTGAGCAACGCCACCTTCGATGTGGTTGCCGAGGTTGGCCCATCCAGCAGCAGCAAGCGTGCCGCAACCGTCCGGGCGCTAACAGGGATGATGCAGATCACTAGTGACCCAGAGACTGCGCAGGTCTTGACCGCAATGGCGATGATGAACATGGAGGGCGAAGGTGTATCCGATGCCAATGCTTACTTTCGCAAGAAGCTGCTTCGCATGGGTGTGGTGCAGCCAACGGATGCCGAGGCCGAAGAACTCATGGCAGAAATGCAAGGCAAACCGCAAGACCCGAATGCCATGTATCTCCAGGCAGCAGCGGAGGAAGCCACCGCCAAGGCAGCAAAAGCCCGTGCCGACACTGTAGAGACAGTGGCAAGCGCAGAACTCAAACGCGCCCAGACCCTGCAGACTTTGGGGAAAGTCGACCAAACATCTCAGGAAATGGCAATGACTAATGCCCAGGCAGTGCAAGAGATATTGCAAGGCCAGATTGTGCAGCCTGTTGCGAATCAGTAAAAAACAGGCGAGAATGTATTAACGGATGCCGCCCACCGTTTCAATGGGTGAGTTTAATGGGGTC